GTTGAAATCTCGGGGGTGATGGTGTCTGTCGTCGCCCGTGCATCTACCCGCCTTGTGAACCTCTTGTTCGTGAGCGTCGCGGCTGCTGCGTTCTTGGTGGCATCAGAAGTATTGTCTACGTTCGTAATCGCTGACGCTGCTGCAGCGCCAAGCGTCGCAAGAACTGCTGCGGCGTTGGCATCATCGAGAACGGTTCGAGCGAATGGAGTACAGGCGATTTCTTCAACGTCTCCCGCGCCCGCCGTAGCGCGCCCGAGGACCTTATCGGTAGCAGAAACGTGTTGCATCTTGGCGTAAGTGATGGCTTCTACGGGAATCGTGGCAGCACCGTTATCGGCAATAGATATGTCGCTAGAGAGGGTTATCCACTTGCCTGTTCCTGCCGATGCGTACTGGATGATTTGGTTCGCAGCGCCCGTAGCGGGAACGTGGACATTGCCGTTCGTGGTAGGGTGAACGTAGTTGTTTGCGCCTGCCGCGATCCCATCCAGCTTAGTAATTTGTTCTTTTGTCGCATACCCATCTACTGACGCAGTTGCTGCCGGCAATGCTATGACGGGAGCTGCGCCACCACTTGAAGTAACGGGAGCAGTCGCCGTAACTCCTGTAACTGTTCCGACGTTTGCGGTAGCACCAGCCGCTATGCCATCCAGTTTTGTGATCTGTGCGGCAGTTGCGGCCCCTGGAACCGAAGCAGTAGCGGCGGCGAGTGAAATAGCCTGTCCAGCAATAGATAACCCGTTGCCCGTGCCTATCGTGGCTGCAGCGTGTTGTGCCGCAGTAGCCGCTTCAAGGGCGGTGATTTGCGCAGCCGTAGCATATCCAGGCGCCGCATTGGTGGCGGCAGGAATGGAGATGGCGGGAGTAGCCCCCTCGCTCGATACCACGGGGGACGTGCCAGTAACGGCAGTAACCGTACCAGAACCGAGGGTAGGAAAGTCGGTAATGTCGGCCTTGACGTGGACATGAACGGTCGGAGCCTTGCCAGCAAGGTCGGTAACTAATGCAGTAACCTGGCTTTCTGCCAGGACTAACGGGTCTGTTCCCGCCGCCTCGTGGGTATCGGCATGAATCTTGGACACATGTAAATCTGTTCCAACAAGGTCTTTATGCAGCATCGTCTTCTCCTATACCCACCCTTCGATTTCCGCTACTTGGCTTATCCACAAGAGAAACCACCTTAAAACGGGGGAACCGTCAAGGGCAAAAATCAGTTCTCCACTATTGGAATAGATCCGAGCATCCAACGTGAGCCTTTCGTTTTTGACATAAGACTCGTTTTCAGAACCTTGGGCCGTCCACGGCATAAAACCCTCCAAGAAGAGGGGCGGAGTTATTGGCCCCGCCCCATTGAATTGCTAGGCAGCGGCGCGGAAAACGACGTAATCAATCTGCGCCTGATTTCCAGTATTTGCCGCCGTCAACGTGATGACGAGATGGCCTGCCGATGGAATTGCACTCGCAATGTAGGCAGCCTGTGTGGGGGCTACGCGGAACGTGCAAGTAACTTTGTCTGTGGCGGCAACGCCCGCGATGGCGGTGTCCAGTGTGGCACCAGAACCAGACCATGTGATTGTTCCGGCATACTTAGCCACATGAGACGGCACAATGCCCGCTGCAAGTTTCGCAAGGGTTACGTTTGCATCGGCAATCTTTACGGTTGTAACTGCTGCAGTATTGAGTTCGGTGGCGGTTATGCCCCCAACCAAAGCAGCCACAATATCAGAAACGTTGAAATAGGGAAATTGTTTTCTAGCCATACATCACCGCCCTAGGCGATGTCGGTTACGAAATAGATGAAGGTTACGACCAATCTCCCCGCCGTGATAGCACCCGTGCAGGTAAGATAAATGCTAGTGTCAGCGGCAAGTGCAATCCTTGACTTTGTATCTACCTCCGCTACACCGCAAATCAACGTGTCTGCGGTCTGCCCCGTTGTAACCATGTCCGCCATGAACTGCGCCCCTGCGGAGGCAGAACCAAGCGTGACGGCGGTTCCACCGGCCAAGGCGGTCGTCCAATAACCGGCAATGTCAAGAATAACCGCATTGATGGGCAGCTTTCCGAGAATGTAGTCTCCGATAGCCCCACCCATCTTGGTGAAGTCGTAAACGAACGTCTTTGCCTTTACCGTCTTGAGTTCCCCGTTTCCAAAAACGGGTTCCCCCTGAACGGGCAATCCAGCGTCATATACCGTTGCCATGAGATTCCTCCTTGGAAACTCTCCCGCGTTGCGGGATTAATCTGGGGAGGCAGTCAGGAAACTGCCCCTCCCAGTAAGTTCTTGCCTGTAACTTCTCTGGGCCGGTAGAACCCATAATCAGGTTCCACTCGCCCTCAGAGAGTTCGATGGACGTTCCCTTTTTCCAGTCTTCGGTTCTGCCCGAGATGGAAAGGGTTATGTCCTGTTCGCTTGCATTTCGGACTAGCACGTTAGGCTACTGTCACTCCCTGAAGCAAGCCACAGCTCATGGGGAAGTCGCAAACGAGCTGAAGGGTGATGCCAACTGAACCCTCGATGACCTTGGTGCGCTTGATAGGCTCCATGTCTACCCAGCCGCTCCATGAGAGGTTGTCCTTGGGGTGAACGATGAGGAACATGTGGTCGGTGTTGATGAAGTAAATCTCGCCGGTCGGAACCTTGTCGCTCCACATAATATCGGTGCCCCAGAACTTGGGGCCGTTTTCGCTGACGGCTTGCTGCGTGTTCTGGAAGCCGACCTTGGCGAAGTTCATGCTCCAAAGCTTTTCCCAGATGGCCTGTGTGGTGACGATAAGGTCGGGGAACTTCTTGCCGAGCTTCTTGCACTCGTTCATCTTGGTTGCAAGCATCTCGTACGTGAGTGCGCCAGCGGAGGCCGTGAGGTTGGACTTGTAGAAGTAGCCAGACGGAACGCTGCGGTCGATGTCGCCGACGGTGGCGTAGTTGGTGTAATCAAGGAATTCGTGGACAGAGGTGATGGCACCTGTTGCACCAGCAACCATGAGGTCGCTTGCGAGGGTGCTCTGGAGGTTGTCCTTGATACTCTGCATGGTGACGGTCAGAAGGTTGACAATCTGCGCCTTGTCGGAGTTTTCCATAATGTCGATCTTGTTCAGCGCATTTCCGCTGAAGTAGTGCGACCAGTGGAAGTGGTTTTCGGTCAGAACATCACTCTGAACGATGGTCAGGGTGTCGGTCTTGACGTACGGGCCACCGGAACATGCCTGCGAGTTGATAAGCGGAACCTTGATGATGGAGCCACCGCTGACCTTGCGCGTCTTAGCCATGAACCGCTTGATGAGCGGGTCATCCTGATAAATGTTGTTGACGAGAGGAAGGTAATATGCCGTAGTTGCGGCATCGAGTTGACTGATAATGGACATTTGAGTCCTCCTGTTAGTTTATGCGAGCGAGTCCCAGGCCCCCTCAAGCTGGTCTCCGGCTTCCCGGAAGTCCTTGGGATGGATGGTTCCCTTTGCTGCACCCTTGGAGCCGCCCTCTACGACGGTCTTTCCACTGATGCCTTTTTTAAGTTCGTCTAGACGGGTGTTAGCCCGCTTCTCCACAATGGAATCAAGTGCTTCGGGGTGGAGGTCGTAATATGTTGCTTTCACAAGACGTACGATTTTTTCAGGTGAGTCCACCGCCTTGTCGGACAGTGCATCGACCCTCTCCTGTAGTTCGAGGAACAGCTCATCACGATCTGGGCCGGATAACTCAACACCCTCTTTTGTAAGGGCCGTAAGGCCACTTTCGAGTGCGGTATCCGTTTCACCGAGCTGTTGCTTCTCTGCGTACGAGAGAGAAGATTTCACGCCCTCTTCCAACTCCGCGAGTCTGGTTTTCAATGCAACCACTTCGGGGTCGGGTTGAGCAGCAAATGGGTCAAACGTGGGAGCTTCCTCTTTTACGGGGGGCGCCGGTGTTTCCAGTTGCTTCTTGAGTGCGTAAAATTCTGCCTTCTGACGGTTTAGGGCTTGCGCCTTCGTGTCATAGTTGACGCCGTACGAAGCCCACTTTAGAAGTTCGGCCTGGTCTTTAGGTGTCCACTCCTTCCCCGCTGCCTTGAACTTGAACTTGGAACCATCCCACTGCGCCACTTGTGAAGGGGCGTTCTCAGTTGATGATGGCTGCTCCGTTCCTGCGTCGTCGGGGGTTACAGGCTGTTGGGCCGCGAGGGCCTGAGTTTCGTCCGTATCGGTGAAGAACGATTCAGGACTTCCCGACGTTACAACGTTGCCTTTGTCTTCCAATGGCATAAATCCTCCTTAGGGATTTTTATGTCCAATCTTCGGTCAGGTATTGCCCTGCCAGTGCGTTAATCTTGTCCATGTTCTTGCCTGTCCAGACGTTGTGTTTAACGCTGTCATGCAGGGTTGAGGGAATATAAATTACGTCCTCCTTGTTAATGTGATGCCCGTCGCTGTTGGGAAACCATGAGTTCAGGAGGTTCCAACCAAGAAGGCGGCGTTTGGCGCGAGACTTTCTCCAAGACACTCCCTGACCGCCCCTCCAATTTCCAATAGATATCTTGGCGCGGGTTTCGGGAGACATAATGCGCCCCATCAGCGTGGCAGACGTTTTTGCGCGAGTTTCAGGGGATGGATTCGCGTGCGCAACGCACAACCTTGCACATGTTTCCGGCGATGCTTTATGGCCGGTAAGTGTGGCAGATATCTTTGCCCGTGTCTCGGGACTCGTAATATGTCCCTTCTGTGCCGCAGATACCTTCGCCCGAGCGACATCAGATTGCGGAACCCCCACGTGCGGATTAGAGCGTCCGGTGAGAGATGCTGATATTTTCGCCCGCATTTCGGGAGTGCGAACGAATGCGCCCTTGGGCATTAAGTCCTCCTATTGAATGGGTGGGGCTGTTGGTTCTGTTACCGGTGCTGCCGGTTCTTTAGTCAACGTCACCTTATCGCCCACGACAGCAGTCACCGTAAGAACGTCACCTTCGACGACGCCCTGTAGCGCTTCTACTGGAACGTCAAAGGTAGATGTCGGTTCAACGGGGGGCATGTCGGGGGTGTTGTTAATTGGCATATTGCCAGGGTTGATTTGTTTTGAAGCGTCGCTTGAAAGGCCGCGTGACCTGTTGGCAAGGGCGTTTCCGAGCATTTTTGCATTTAGGGCCATTTTACCTCCTAGGTAATTCCGAGCGTAGTTCTGAGTCCGGCTATCCGACGAAGTGTCTCTTGCATTGTGCTGTCCGCATTAGGGAATACTCCTTGCATGGCGGGCGGAGTCGCGGGAGCGGTTGGTGTCGTCGGCGCATTTCCCAATCGCCGTTTAGCAATCTGCGAGACAAGTGCGCCCTTCGGCGTTATTCCGTTACTGGGTTGTTGGTACACCGAGACCTCCTTGTGGCGGGCTTTGTGGCGGGGTTGCCGCCTGTATCTGTGCCAGAGCCGCTGCCTTGATGCGATCCTGTGCGCGACCAATGATTCCAATCAATACGGGGTCGCCCGTAAGTTCACCCAACCCTTCGGGGTCGAGGATTTTCAGGTTGACAAACTGGTTGCCAAGGTTCATCCTCATTTCCTTGTCCGCAGGGAGGGCTTCGGAGTAACAGATAGACACATCAAACACGCTGTCCATCTGTGTCGGGTCAGGCTGCGTTCCCGCGATGTCCAACCACTGCTCGGACGTGTACCACCGCATCAGTTCAACGGCCATGAGACCCCACAACTCGACGGCCCG